ACTAGCTGAATTTAATTCGACATAGGACCAGGGCTCAAGGGCGTTGCACTTTGTTGGGTTTCAACAACAACGCCTTCGACCCGAAAGGACTACTACTCTTCCCAATACTAATTGTTAACATTAGACCAGTAATAATAGTAATACCTAACACTATATAAACACTTGACAATCTTTTGTCAAGAGGATAATATAGGATAATTAAAAATAAATAGAAAGGATAACACAATGAGTAAAAATAAATATATGACGAAGTTTCAATTGGCGCATTTAGAAAAAAGAGTAGGTGCAGAAATTGACCCGTTTATAGAAGAAGCAAAGCTAATGAGAAAATCAGTCGTAGCTGAATTAACGGCAAGCGCTGAAAATAAGTTAGCTAAAAAGATAAAAGCGGATGTAGTTATTAAGGACCTAGAGAAGGCCTTTAAAAACTTAGAACAGGCACAGCGTAAAGCTAAAACTTTCTTTACTAAGGGTGTGAATAAAGAAATGAAACAAGACCTTAAATATTCTTTTAAAGAATATTCAGCCGACAATTACGGCGTAGGCTTACAACCTCAGGACTGTCGAGAACAGCTTAGACAATGGGCCGAGACTTTGGCTATTAAAGAAGCTGAAAAAACTCCGGAAGGTAAGAAGGTTAAGCAACTTGAATTGTATAAACAAAGTGCAATCAACCAAGTGTTTGAAACAGGTCTACCGTCGGAGCTTCCAAAAACTTTAGAGGCTATATTTAAGCCGCTGGGGATTGTTTGGAATAAGACTGAGGCTCTACAATTAACACAAAATTAACCCCTTGACTGGCTATCCTATTTAATGTAGGATAGCCATAACAGAAAGGATAATATGAATACATTATTAATTATAGGTTTAACTTTATGCGGAGCAGGTGCACTGTTGTGGGTAGTATCGACAGCAATGGCAGCACACTATGACCAGAAGTTATGGGAACTAGAGCAGAGGAATAAATGGAGGTAGAATATATAGTAGGACTTTTAGGCGTGGCCTGGTTTTTATTTTGGTATATGCCATAGGCTAGATATAAGAGACCAGGTACAGGAACCAGGTGTTCATAATGGGTCGCGCCCCTGCGGGGCTACTTGACTTATTATTAATATAGGACTATAAAGGATATAGAAAGGACATATATATGAAAGTAATAAAATATAAAGATAAGGAATATAAGTTACCATTTAAAGTATTGTTATCAAATGAACCAACTAAGGAAGGCATAGTAGCCAACAGGTTCGGTGGTGATACATGTACACTGCCAGAGTTTGCTATTGCTGTGTATGATGTCATCATGGGTGCAGAGATGGTGCAGGATTGGAAGACACATCGTCAAGGACTTGACTGGTTTAGCAGAAACTTTACTGACCAATATTATACACTACTAGACTAACAATCATGAACCAGGGCGCCCCTGCGGGGCGCCCTGGCCCCCTCAATAGAGGTACCAGGCTGCTTGAGACTTTTTGACTTTTATTAGATATTGATTTACATATACACCGTAAGGGGTCCCAGGATATACCCTATATTACTAAGATTTAGATATATAAGCTCCTGAAATAGTTTTTGGGTTTTCAAAATTAATCCCTAAAAATTTTGCGAAAATTTGAAACTTTATGAATATAGACTTAGAAAAGATTAAAAAGTTACCACCTGATGTTCAGAAAGACTTTATGAGAACTTTTCTGAAGTACAGTGAAAAGAAAAAAGAATCTAAAATCCAATCTGATTTTTTGACTTTTGTTAAACACATGTGGCCTGATTTTATTGAAGGGTCCCATCATAAGATTGTAGCTGATAAATTTAATAAACTTGCTCAAGGCAAGATTAAAAGATTAATTATTAATATGCCTCCAAGGCATACTAAGTCTGAGTTTGCATCTTATTTCTTACCTGCCTGGATGGTGGGCCGTAATCCTAAACTTAAAATAATTCAATCAACAAACACTACCGAGCTATCTGTAAGATTTGGTCGTAAAGCTAAATCACTTATGGACTCACCCGAATATAAACAAGTATTTCAAACAAGATTAAATCCGGACTCTCAAGCTGCAGGTAAATGGGAAACAGAACAAGGTGGTGAATACTACGCTGCTGGAGTTGGATCTGCCATTACTGGAAGGGGTGCGGATCTATTAATTATTGATGACCCACATACTGAACAAGATGCAATGAATGCTCAAGCCTTAGATAGAACTTATGAATGGTATACATCAGGACCAAGACAACGTCTTCAACCCGGTGGAGCAATTGTGGTTGTAATGACAAGATGGAATGAAAAAGATTTAGCCGGACGCCTGATGCATGCTCAAAAGGAGCCTAGAGCAGATCAATGGGAGGTCGTAGAATTTCCAGCCATCATGCCAAGTGGCCAGCCTCTATGGCCAGGCTTCTGGAAACTTGAAGATTTAGAATCTGTTAAAGCATCTATTCCAACAACAAAATGGTCTGCACAATACATGCAGAACCCAACATCAGAAGAAGGCGCTTTGATTAAAAGAGAATGGTGGCAAGATTGGGAAGGAGATTTACCTCCTCTTCAACACGTCATTCAATCTTACGATACCGCTTTTATGAAAAAACAAACGGCTGACTTTTCAGCCATTACCACTTGGGGTGTGTTTCAAAAAGATGAAGACTCAGGTCCACAATTAATATTAGTTGATATGATAAAAGGTCGATATGAATTTCCAGAACTTCGTAGAATCGCGCTTGAACAATATGGCTACTGGAATCCGGAAACTGTAGTTATTGAATCAAAGGCATCAGGACTACCTTTAACGTATGAACTTCGTAAAATGGGAATACCTGTTTTAAACTTTACACCGTCAAAAGGAAATGATAAACATACAAGAGTTAACGCAGTCTCTCCACTGTTCGAATCAGGGAGGATATGGGCGCCCACACATATGGAGTTTGCAAAAGAAGTCATTGAAGAATGCGCTGCTTTCCCGTATGGTGAGCATGATGACCTTGTGGATTCTATGACACAAGCTGTTATGAGGTTTAGACAAGGTGGTTTAATTGATCATCCAGAAGATTATAAGGATGAGGAAATGCCACAAAGAAAAAGGACGTATTACTAATGTTAAAATTATTGACAGAATTATTTGGTAAGAGCTATGTGCAAAAGATGATTGGCACAAGATCCAATGTAACCAAACCTCGTAAGATGGATTGGGCTAGTCCTTATAAAGTTTATTCAGATGAAGCTTTTGAAGATCCTAAAACAATACAATTTATAGAAGATAAAATTGCTGAGTACGGTCCTTATGCAATGTCTAATAAAAATGCAGATGAGATCGCTAACTTTGAATTAAATGCTAAAAGACTTAAACAAGCTAAAATGAAACAAGCAGGTGTTTCAGAGAATATGATTAAAGCGGTTGAAGAAGCAAAGAAACCAAAACCTCAAGCTGATGTTATCGATATAGGTACAGGTAAGAAATTAGATGAAGAAGGTATTATGACTTTAAAACAAAGAGCTCCGCAAACAGATGAGAAATCTTTTGCTAATTTAAAAGAAGATATTGCTAAACTTAATAAAAGAAATAGAACAGAAGAAGAAAGTCTAGGAGATCTAGCTGCAAAAAGATACAGTGCAAATGAAGAAGCGAATAGAGCAGGTGTAGTAAGATCTATTTTATTAAATGATGATAGATTAAATTTACCTCAAGGAATTAAAGATGCTTTACTAGGTCGAACAGATAGAGCAATCAATCCATTAGATGTGTTCAATGAAGTTTATAAAAGAGATTTAAATAAATTAGATAAACTTGACGGTTTAATTTTTGAAGGTGAAGAAGCTGGAAAAAATGCTAACAAAGTAGCTAATGAATTTTTAGAGAAAGATTCTTTTGATTTAGTAGAAGATGATCTAGGAACAAAATTAAAGAAAGCAGATGATGATCCTGATATGCCGGAAATGGCAAAAGGTGGCTTAATAAAAATTTTAGGAGTTTAAATGGATATAGGACCTACTGATCTCCTTAAAGCAATGGATGCTCCTAAAACAGAATCTAAAAAAACTTTTGGTCAATACGCAAGACAAATTGCAACAGGAGCAAAACCTATTGGTAAATTAATAGCAGCAGAATCTGGTATAGGAGCTTTATTAGCACCTTTAGATTTTGGAGAAGGAAGAACAGCAAAAGAAGTTTTATTAAACGCTGTGACCCTTGGAGCCGGACTCCCGGTTAAAGACGCAAGAGAGAGATCAGATTACGTAGACCGGTTTGGGTTAAAAGACGATTTATTATCTGCTCAGATGAAACAAGCAGGAGTAGGTAAAATAAGAGAAGGTATGGAAATGCCTGAACTAACGGATAGAGAGAAACTAGCCTTATCAGCTGCAGAGCAATTTGAACAAACGGTATTAGCCCCAAGATTAGAAAAACAAAAATTAAAATACAAAGCAGCTTCAAAACCTGACTTTGGTCTAGATGAAGAAATTAACTAGGACTATACCCCCTAAATCAGGACCCATGCCTCAGGGCTTGAGTTTATCCTATAATACTGTTAAACAAGTACCAACGGAGAAAATAAATGGCAGACATAGACAAGTCTCTACCAAACGTAGAGCAGGAAATAAAAATTCCATCACCTGAAGAGATAGAGTTAGCTCAACAAGAAGAAGAGCAAAAGCTTAATGAAAAAGGTGAACCGATAGAAGTTACAGAGAACGAAGACGGTTCGGTAGATATTAACTATGATCCTGCAATTGCTTCGATTGAAGGAGAGCAAAATCATTACGATAATTTAGCAGAACATTTACCTGATGATGTATTAGGAAGATTAGGTTCTACACTTGCTCAAAATTATCAAGAATATAGAAGTTCTAGAAAAGAATGGGAAAGATCTTACAGAGAGGGTTTAGATTTATTAGGATTTAAATACGATCAAAGAACAGAACCTTTTCAAGGTGCAAGTGGTGCAACTCATCCTGTACTTGCAGAAGCGGTTACACAATTTCAAGCATTAGCTTACAAAGAATTATTACCTAGTGATGGTCCTGTTAGAACTCAATTACTAGGATTACAAACTCCAGATAAAGTTCAACAAGCACAACGTGTAAAAGATTTTATGAATTATCAGATCATGGATCAGATGAAAGAATATGAACCTGAATTTGATTCAATGTTATTTCATTTGCCTTTAGCAGGTTCTGCTTTTAAAAAAGTTTATTACGATGAAACAGAACAAAGAGCAGTTTCTAAATTTGTTCCAGCAGATGACTTGGTTGTTCCGTATACGGCTACCTCATTAGACGATGCGGAGGCCATCATCCATGTTGTAAAAGTTTCAGAGAATGAATTAAGAAAACAACAAGTAGCAGGTTTTTATAAAGACATTGAACTTAAACCTGGACCCACTAACGAAACAGAAGTTCAAAGAAAAGAGAGAGAATTAGAAGGAACATCTAAATCAAGAGATGAAGATATTTTTACTTTATTAGAGTGTCACGTTAATTTAGATCTAGAAGGTTACCAGGATATTAATCCAGAAGATGGTGAGCCTACAGGAATTAAACTTCCGTATATTGTAACAATCGAAGAACACTCAAGAGAGATTTTATCAATCAAAAGAAATTATGAAGTAGGAGATGCTACAAAAAGTAAAGTTCAATATTTTGTACATTTCAAATTTTTACCAGGACTTGGCTTTTATGGTTTTGGTTTAATTCATATGATTGGTGGATTATCAAGAACAGCTACAGCTGCATTACGACAGTTGCTAGATGCCGGAACCCTATCTAACTTACCCGCTGGTTTTAAAATGCGTGGTATTAGAATTAGGGACGATGCACAAAGTATTCAACCAGGAGAGTTTAGAGATGTAGACGCGCCTGGAGGTAATTTAAGAGACTCATTTATGATGCTTCCTTTCAAGGAACCATCACAAACACTTTTAGGACTTATGGGCGTCGTAGTACAAGCAGGTCAAAGATTCGCTTCAATAGCAGACTTGCAAGTAGGTGAGGGTAATCAACAAGCGGCAGTGGGTACGACAGTAGCTTTGTTGGAAAGAGGTAGCAGAACTATGTCTGCCATTCACAAAAGAATTTATGCAGCTCTAAAACAAGAATTTAAATTAATGGCAAGAGTATTTAAATTATACTTGCCTCGGGAATATCCTTACGACGTAGTCGGTGGTCAAAGAATGATAAAACAAACTGACTTTGATGACCGAGTGGATATATTGCCAGTTGCAGATCCAAATATTTTCTCACAGACACAGCGTATTTCCCTCGCTCAGACGGAACTGCAATTGGCTACGTCTAATCCTCAAATGCACAATATGTATTCAGCGTATAGAAATATGTATGAAGCGTTGGGTGTAAAAAATATAGATTCAGTTTTAGTTAAACCTATGCCACCAACACCAAAAGATCCGGCGTTAGAACACATTGATGCTTTAGCAGGAAAACAATTTCAAGCTTTCCCTGGTCAAGATCATAGAGCACACATTACAGCTCACTTAAATTTTATGGCAACTAATATGGCTAGAAATAATCCAGCGGTTATGGCGTTGTTAGAAAAAAATATATTTGAACATATTTCTTTAATGGCTCAAGAACAGGTTGAAATAGAATTTAGACAGGAATTAGTTCAATTACAACAGATGATGCAGATGGCACAACAGAATCCACAGCTTCAACAACAAGCCATGATGATGCAACAGAAGATTGATGCAAGAAAAGCTGTGTTGATTGCAGAAATGATGAACGATTTTATGGAAGAAGAGAAGAAAATTACTTCACAATTTGATAATGATCCAATTGCTAAGTTAAGA